GCGGCTAATGGCGTTGGCAATTTCTACAGCGTCGGCAAGATCGCCCTAAACCCACTGTTTATTGGCAAGGTTAAGATTTTCCAGTCATGACATCACTTAAAGATTATGTGTGCGAACACGATATCAGTCTTTCCAGCCCCTGCTCAGCATGCGATGGGGAAATAAACAGGGTGGGTTATCCCATATCTGACATGGTGAACCATCCTCCGCACTATAAGGTGGGCGGCATTGAGGCTATCGATTACATTCAGGCTAAGCTGACCGACGAAGAGTTTTCCGGATATTGCAAGGGCAATGCCCTAAAATACATCAGCCGCGCCAATCATAAGAAAGACGCGACTGAAGATTTGCGTAAAGCGATTTGGTATTTGAACCGCCTCGTTACCCCTGAAGGTAACTAAGCAGCGCCGCAATTCCAGCAGCCAGAACCGTCAGGCCACCAATGGCCTTGGCTTTCCATCCAGCACTTGGGACTTCCTTGTCCATTGGCAGTATTTTGCCGACAGCCTTCTTTAGGACCGCCTTTTCGGCTTCCTTCTGTATTAGCTTTTTCAGATTAACCATATTAGGCCTCCTTATAACCAAGCAGCATATTTCTTGGTTTTCAGTTTACGGTCTTCAAGACCGTGGGTTCCGCCATTGATCCGCTTTGTCAGTGCGAGGATCGCAGCGTCGTTGATGCCTTGGTCGCAGATCGACCAAAGCTTGTTCTTATCAAAAAACCAAAGGGCGCTTTCAAAAGCCAGTTCCGTGGCAACCAGATCGGGGTTGTCCATGATGTCTGGTCGATCAATATAATCAGCAAACGCCTTATAGTTAAATTTGCCAGTCAATTGGAGGGCACCCCGGCCACGAAAAGCGAAACCTTCGCCTGACGCTTCATCGCCGTTGCCCATGCGATTGCCATAGACACGGTTGGCGATTTTTGCAGGCTGACGCTCATAGGCTTTGGCCATGGCGTCGGTCGGGAAATACTTTCCGAAGATGCCGCGCAGGCCCTTCGCGCCATAGTTCAGGTTCTCACTGAACGCCCTAAAGTTGCCGCTTTCATGCGCCGTTTGGGCGAAGAAATGCGCAGCGCGGTTAGGTGACAGCTTGTAATAGGCCGCAGCCGCCTTCAGCGTCCCCGGACCAAAGGCACCATCTGCGGTTACCCCGATTTTCTTTTGTAGGTTAATCATGCTCATTTGCCAGCACTCCTCCACTGCGGGAAATCGTCTGCATCGACTACGCCGTCTCCGTTCAAATCATAGCGCAGGTCCCCGCGATACTTTTCCCAAGGCTCCATGTCATCGTCATCATCGTCTTCAGGCTCATCGACGGGGGCGTCGGCTGGCGCTTCTGGTTCCATATCCGGCGTCAGGTCGAGCGGAGGCACGGGTGCTGGCGCAGGCTCTTCTGGCTCAGGGTCGTTGCGGTCTTCCGGTGGTGGTGGGACCAGTTCGCCCTTCATGCCCATCAGGGTGGCATAGGAGCCAGCCACAGCGCCGACAACCGAAGTCATGACATATGACAGCAGGCCAAACACGTCCTTATTGTCAATTACTTCGTTCGACACAAACAGGCCAACAATCATGGCACAGGTAATCGCGACGATGACGAAGGCCATCGTGCGGGCAGCAAGCCATAGCGCCTTAATGCGCGCATCAAGCAGTTTATCTTCCATCTTTAGTCCTTTCCGGCCAGCGGGTTTGCCAGCGTCTTTTGAATACGTTCCGCAGTTTGGGTTTCAAGTTCCTTGATCCGTCGCTGCTGTTCCTTGTCCTGCTCACGCAGTTGGTCAATGATAGCGCGCTGCATGGCCATGTTCTGCGCGTCGCTGTTTCGGACGCTGCTCGACACCGCGTCAACTGTTTGGCGTGTGCCGCTGACGCTGCTGGAAATGCTGCCCGTCATATAATTTAGGGCTTCGCTGTTGATCTTAGTCAGACGCTCCACGCTTGTGACGCGCTCATCCAGAACCGAAATTCGGCCTTCGATGCCAGATAGGTCTGGGGGCACATACGCCGCCGTCACTTCCTTCATGGTCAGGAATTGCTGGTACACTTGAAACCCACCCCAAAGTCCGCCGACGATGGTCGATATAGCCGCGAAGATAATGGCAATCTTGCCACTGCTCAGGCCGCCAATGTTAAAACTAAAGCCGCTTTCATCAAAGGCGACCTTGGGATCTTCATCTGTACTGCTCATCTACCATCTCCTGCCAACGGGCATCGTTTGTTTGCATCATTCGATACATCTCAAAGTTTGCGTCTTGCAGCCTACGCCTACGATATATATCACGAACTGCGTAAAAGTCAGCCCTGTCTTGCAGGGATGCCTGCGTGTATGCGGCGAAACCCGGAACTGCACCCATTTCTGCAATCGTTTCGCCCTGCCCCTCAGACATGCCACTTTCGGTCTGCGGAGCGCTCCCAGCGGATGACGGCGCAGGTGCATTAAGGCCGAGGGCCTCTGCCGTATTGGTCATGTTCATTGGGCCACCTGCCGCGATTGCCATATCCAGTGGGGACGCTCCCTGACCCGCAGACATGCTAGGCCCCTGTACGAATGATCCACCGAATGCGTTATCGAAGCGCACCTGTACTGTAAACGCGCTCGAAGATGAGGCGTCCTGCGCCTCTTGTATGGTGCCAGTTTGCTGCTGCATGCCGCTCTGGGCCTGCTGCGCCTCCTGCATGGCAACATCCTGCTGTTGCGCGCTGTCTTCAAAGTCTGGGCCGACTGCGGCCAGTGCAGCGACTTCGTCAGGATCAAGCCGCTCAGCTTCGTCATCCTCAGCCGCGATGGCCTCTGTGGCAGTCTCAGGCTCTTCTACGGCCTCATCAATTTCTTCTGCGAGTGTTTCGACCGCGATGGCCTCCACGACCTCCTCAGCCCGCTCCAGCGCAATCTCAGCCACCTCTTGCACCTGCTCCATCACCTCAGGCTCGACCTCAGTGCTTTGCTCCACTGCTTCAGCAATGGCAGCAACAGGGTCTGGGATGACATCGACACTGGCCGGTGGGCAGCTTGGGTCCATGGGCGTCACGTTGCAGTCAACAGTAGTGGCTGGCGCAGTCCACGACAGGATGCCGGACTGGTTCTGGAGGAACTGCGCGTTGCTCCCGTAGAAGAGGGTGATGTTATCGTCCGCAGTTGGACCAGTGATCCCTGCGGTGAAGGTGTGCCCCCCATTAAATCCCAAATTGCCGTAATTTAGCTGTATCTTGCCGTCGGCAAAGAGGCCGATCTCGAAGGTGCTGCTGTTGTTTGTGCCATACTCGCTCACACCGTACCAGCCGAAGAGGATCGAGCCATCGTCGCGGCGGAAGTACGGATTGCCGGTGTAGCTGACTAAGTCTGACCAGTAGCCGTATATCGTGTTGCGCTGCGCCAGTTCGATAGGCTGGCCATCGCAGCATAAATTCGCGCCGCTCTGGAACGACACAAAGCCGTTGCTCGACACCCAAGCGTCGGTGAAGGTCTGGCCCCAATATTCAAACTCAAAGCCAAGAGCCACGTTCCGCGTGTTATCGTCGCCCAGATTGAGCGGCGTCATTGTCGTTGGAGCGCCATTGATCTGCGGTGGGATTAAGGCAGGCTCATAGGTCTGCGCGAAAACGGGTGTTGCGCAAGCCAGCAGAATAACCTGCAAGGCGTATGTTTTATTTCTCAACAGGGCGAAGTTCGACATTCTCAGTCCACGCGGCGCGGGCTTCCTCGCCAATCAACCCCAAGAATGGGCACGGTGTTCCGGCCATCTCCATTGCCCTAAAGACGCGGAAGTCTTGGCACAGGAGGCTCACAGCGGCGACGCGCATGCCCATGTCGTACAGGGTCTTCGACAGCTTCATCCGTTCGCAGTTTTGATCGCGCACAGTACGGCCAGCCGACAGGCCAATGATCTGCGTCTGCACTGCGCCGGACTGGCCGGTGGTGCAGAGGTCTTGGCTGTAGGACATCATGCTTGGCGCGATAGCGCTGGGTGGCGGTGACTTGATGTTCTGGTCGATGACTTGACGGTTGACGCTTTCGCTGTAGCTTTTGCTGTCCGACACGTTGACGTTGTTGTTCTGGTTGACGTTGTTCGCCGTGCTGTTGATCGTGTCGCTATTAACATTGCGGTTAGTGTTGCTGGACGTGCTGTTCACGCTCTGGTTGATCGTGCTGTTGCTTGTGTCCGTGTTGATGTTCCGGTTCGTGTTATCAGACGTGCTGGCCGATGTGTTCTGGTTGATGTTGGTCATCGTCCCAGAATTGATATTATAATTGGTATTCGTGCTGGTCGATGTATTCTGATTGATGTTCGTCATCGTGCCAGAATTGATGTTCTGGTTAACGTTCGTGTTGGTGTTCGTGCTAGTGGATGTGTTGTTGTTGGTGTTCGTGCTGGTGGATGTATTGGTGTTGGTGTTGTTCGACGTGCTGTTGGTCGTTGTGTCGTAAATATACGACGTTGGCGTGGCCTGTGCGAGTACCATAGAGGTCGCACTAACTGCTGCCACAAAAACAAACAGGAAGCGCTTCATCACCGATCCGCCTTATTGTCCAGCTTGTCTTCAATCCGGCGGAGGTGCATCATCACCTCATCAAACTTCTTGTCGATGGCGTTGAATTTTTCGTCGCCAAAGCCAAGGCGCGCTTCAAGCAGCGTCAGTCGGCTGTTGAGGTTTACCCAGACCGTTATCAGGCCACCAATGAAGCTGATAATCGTAACTATGGTGTTCAGGTCGATGTCCATTAGAACCTCTCAGCCTCAAGGGTAACGGTCCATGTATCAAGAACTGTTCCCGTTCCAGTGGCGCGAACCTGCATAGACAATTCCACAATAAAAGTGCCAAATGTAGCCGCCGCCCGTGTCCATAACGGGCTTCCAGAGGTAGCGACCCAAGAACCCGTAGTGCCTGAACTTACACTGCCACTAATGACTGTCGCAAAAATTTCGTAGTTACCACCAATCGATGTGGGTGTCGCCCACTGGCTAAGTGCGGTGGAGGTGCCATTAACCACTTGGTAATCAAACCCGTTTACATCTACGCGGTATCCGGCAGAAACACCGCTTGAGCCGGAGGCAGTAACATAAGCGTCAATGAAATTAACGGTCGTTGCACTCTTGCCGTAAAAGTCGGTCGCTATGGTAATAGCGCCGGAGGGCACCCCCGCCAGAGCGCGCACGTTGGCGTCGTTTAAGGAAATCTGCGCAGTGGCTGATTGGCCTAACTCAAGATTGACAGACCGGTTTGCTGTGCTGCCGCCCATGCTGAGTGTCCCTGATGCGGCAAGTGTCATTTCTTAAGCGCCTCTACCTCAGCTTTTAGATCTGCAATCGCTTGAAACGCCACTGCAACAAGCTTTTCGTAATCCACCGCAAGTGTGCCGTCGCTACGTTCGCGCACAGCCAGCGGAAATACTGCCCAGACTTCCTGTGCAATGACGCCAAAGTCGTTCTTTCGAACAAAATATCCGTCTGCGCCGCCATGATCCGCGAGGTACGAATCTGTCCAGTCAAAGGTCTTTCCGCCGACTGCCGACACAATGTCGAGAGCGTTTGTGATCGGCTGCACATTCTCTTTCAGCCGAGCATCTGACGAATAAAAAGCGGTGACGTTGTTGGTCGCCCGGATTTCGCCTGCGGTTCCAGAGCCAGCCGTTCCAACGCCAATGCTGTTGACCTGATAGTTGTTGCTGGTGTTCAGGGCGTTTGCGGTTGTCGCTGTCGTAGCCGTTGTTGCGCTTGTAGCCGACGTTGCTGAGGTAGCCGATGTAGCCGATGTAGCCGTCGCAGCGTTGCCGCTGATGCTTATGCCCCATGTGCCAGTGGCACCCGTTCCTGAAGTGGTAACACCACCTAAGGCTGAAAGGGCAGCGGCCCCGGATGTTGCACCCGTACCGCCGTTGGCAATCGCTA